GTACGTATTTAATCCACCACCGTCAAACCGCTCTCCGTTTCCCAATTATGCGATCCGCATGATGCACATAACAAACGGCACAAACACGACAAACCCCACCAATCTCGTCGGGTTGTCCAGCAGCAATGTCACAGATGTAAAAGCACAGCATAACTACACAAATACAAGTGTTGGCTATACTGAAATGACTTTAGATAATAACTTTACGTATAATGGTACTGACGCTATTGGGTTTATATTTGCGTGGGGGCAGATTCCCACAGGCTACATATCAGACGGACAAGGCTATAGATTAAGTGATGGAACTTTACATTATGCACGAACCGATAGTTCAGGAACATGGCTTGTTACAAGTACTGCAACGCTTACTGCAGCCAATAGTCGCCCCGTTATAGGGATGTATAGCACATAGGATTAATAGATGTTTGGCTTTTCCGCATTTAGTGAGCAACCATTTTCAGCATTAGTAGATGATGCAGTTAGTGCGGTAACGCTTACTGGTGTAGGATCAACCGCCGCTGATGGTTCTGTATCTGCTGGTGGTAAAGGTAATATAACTATTGCGGGAGTGGGTTCAACCGCTTCTAATGGTTCTTTATCTGCAAATATAGTAGTCAGTATTATTATCACAGGCGTCAATGCCACTGCAGCAGATAATACTTTAACAGCTAGTAATACATCTTCTGTCGAAGTTGTAGGCGTCAATTCTACAGCATCGAATGGTACACTTTCTGTAGCATCAAACGGCACTACACTAACAGGTGTTAATGCTACCACAGCAAGTAACCCGGTTACGTCAACGGTTACGGATAACATTACTCTTGCCGGTGTTAATAGTACAGCAGCAAATAGCGCAGTTACGTCAGCGGGTACGGGTAATGTTACTATTGGTAGTGTCAACTCTACAGCAGCAGATGGCACACTAACAGCAACAGGTAAGAGTAATACCACTCTCGCTGGTGTTAATGCTACTGCCGAAGATAATTCTGTCACCGCATCGGGCAAAGGTAACGTCACTCTAGGTAGCGTTAACTCAACTGCCACAGACGGTACTGTAGGTGCCATTAACAACGGTAGTCATCTATCAGGTGTTAACTCCACAGCAGCCACAACGGCAGTTACAGCCAGCAACGACTCCAACATAACACTGACAGGTGTTAACTCTACCGCTGCAGATAGCGATGTATCTGTAAGTGTATCAGATGGAGTAACCTTAACCGGCGTTAATTCAACTGCGGCTGATGGTACTGTAAGCGCCATTAACAATGGCACACATCTGTCAGGTGTAAATGCAACTTCATCTACTGAAGCGGTAGTAGCAAGTAATGACTCTAGCATTGCTATTACAGGTGTTAATACCACTGCTGCTGATAACGACGTTACTGCAAATGGTACAGCTAACACCTCTATAACTGGCGTTAACTCTACTGCTGCTAAGAACGATGTCAGTGCCGCCGGAGTTGCCTTTGACTTTGAGGCTATTAAAGAAAACTACGACAGAGGTAGAGTTGTATATATTGACAAGATTACGGTCAGTTCGCAAAACCGTACCGCTAATGCCGCAAACGAAAATAGAAAAGTATATGTCAGTGGCGTCACTGTAAGTTCTAAAAATCGCACTGTGCATGTCATGCAAGAAGATAGAAAAGTATATGTTGAAAGGTTCTCTACTTCAGCCGAAAGAAGAGCAAGAGCAGCATAGGAGATTTGAATGTCATTTAGGTGGCCCATAAAAGACCCAGACGAAACCTTAGACTATAGTGTAGATTGGTCACGATTTCTTGGCAGCGGCACTATCAGTTCCGTTATCTGGTTTGTACAAACATCAGAGATTGGTAAGACACAGATTAATGCTGGACAGACATTGACCACTGCTTCTAGTAGTGCAGTGACTGACAGCATTCAGAATGTATCGCAGACCAATACAAACACTGTAGCGACCATTAACATTGGCAGCGGGGTGCTAAACAGAGAATATACATTTACATGTCAGATGACTGACACAAATGCAAATGTAGCTGAGCGTACCATCAAATTACCGATAAGGCAGAAATAATGGCTTACAATTATCTTGGACTTGTAAACGAAGTAAATCGTAGAGTGAACGAAGTTGAGTTAACGTCTTCCAACTTTTCTAGTTCTACAGGTTTTTATGCCCACATTAAGGATGCCGTTAACGCATCTATTCGTGACATCAATCAGACAGAGTTTAACTGGCCGTTCAATCATGTGCAGCAGGAAGAAACGCTGTCAGCTAATGTGACACGGTATGCATTTCCGCATGACGCCAAGCTGCTTGACTTTGACAGCTTCCGCATCAAAGAAGACAGCACACTTGGAAATGCCACCACTCGTCTGGGAGTTGTCACCTACGAAGAGTATCTAGACAAGTATGTAGATCAAGAGTACAACAGCACAGGACGGCAGGGTGTACCACAACTGGTGGCACACGGCCCAGCACTTGAGTTTATCCTCACCCCTGAACCAGATGCTGCATACACTCTGGTGTATGAATACTACCGCATTCCTGTAGACCTTGAGTTGCATGATGACGTACCGGCAATACCGGAACGCTTCAAGCATATCATTGTAGACGGTGCTATGCACTATGCATATCTGTTCCGGGGCAACACACAAGACGCACTGGTAGCAAAGGAGAAGTTTGAAGAGGGCATTAAGAACATGCGTTCCATGCTAATCAACCGCACATACTATGTGAGGTCTTACATGATCCCACAGAACACCGGTGGTGGTGGTAGGACGGGCTATGCGAGGTTGCCCATCTAATGGCTGACGCATGGCAAACTTATCCTTTTGAGTTTCGCGGTGGGTTGATTACTAATCTTGCTCCCACCCAACAGGGTGTGCAAGCGCCGGGGTCAGCACGTATCCTGCGTAACTTTGAACCGTCCATCTTCGGTGGGTACAGAAGGATTGAAGGGTTTACCAAGTTTGATACAAACGCAGTAAGCAATACTGGTGAAGTTCGTGGTCTAACTAGATATAACAGTCAGGTATACGCAGTAAGAGGCGATGACCTATTCAGGTCTGGAGGATCGGGTTGGACGCAGATAAGTGACAATGCTTCATTTAGCAGTGCCGGTGTTACAATCGGTGGGTCAGGCAAAGTACGTTTTCTGAAGTACGATTTTGACGGCACAGAAAAGCTGATGCTTGTGGATGACACGGGCAAGCCGTTTAGGTTTGATGGTTCGACCTTTGCCCAATTATCGTCTTTGCCTAGTGATACCTCTGGTGCAAGTTTCATTGTCAACTTTAAGAACCACATTGTTCTGGGTAACGGAAAAAAGATAGTTTTTTCTGCGCCATATGAAGATGATGACTTTACAGTTGCCAATGGTGGTGGTATAATAAATGTTGCGGATGAAATTACAGGACTTACTGTATTCCGTGAGCAACTAATTGTTTTCTGTAAGACCAGTATCTTTGTACTTAATGGCAACAGTGTGGCAGACTTTACACTACAGCCTGTGTCTCGTGACTTAGGTTGTGTGGCCCCAGATACAATTCAGGAAATTGGTGGAGACATTATATTCCTTGGTCCTGATGGCTTGCGTCTGTTCTCTGCAACTGACAGGATTGGCGACTTTAGTCTTGGTGCTGTATCAAAAACCATACAGTCGGAAATGCTTGACCTGATTAGTAGCGGTGGTAGTGGCTTTACAAGCACGGTCATTCGTGAGAAAAGCCAGTATAGAATATTTGCATTTTTATCTTCTGGTGCTGTTGAGGGTGCAAAAGGAATTGCTGCTACACAGTTGCAAGAAGGTGTAGTCTTCAACGATCTACGTGGCATTAACGCACATGTAGCCCACAGTGAGTACGAAGGATTTGAAGAGTTAGTATATTTTGCCAACAGTGATGGCTACGTATATCAAATGGAATCAGGCAATACATTTGACGGAACAAATATTATTGCCAGCTTTGCTACACCGTTTGTCCCACTGAATGATCCGTCTGTTCGCAAGACCATATACAAAGGCACAGCTTATCTAAAGATTAATGGTGCGTTTGAATTACGTCAGACACTACAGTTTGACTACGCACAAGCTGGGTCTAATCAAAGTTCTGAACAGCTAGACAGTTCTGATTCAGCGACAGTTACATATGGCTCTGCCACGTATGGCGCATCTACTTCTATTTTTGGAACAGCACCAGACGCAATCTTTAATGTACAGACACGAGGTTCAGGATTTGTCGTGTCAATATTGTACGAAACATTAGGCAGCAGCACAGATGCTGTATTTACAATTGACTCTGCTACTTTGCAGTATATAACAAACGCTAGGAGATAATAATGGGTACAGGTTACACTCGTAATGATACCGCTAACAATATTGCAGACGGGAACGTAATCAACGCCTCTGATCTAGATGGTGAGTTTGATGCGGTTCAAGCTGCTTTTCATGCTTCAACTGGTCACAGCCACGATGGTACGACAGGTGAAGGTCCACAGATTGACGCATCAGGCATTGCCAACAATGCTGTTGCACTTGGTACAAAGACTACAGGTAACTATGTAGCAAGCCTGACAGCAGGTGCTTTGATTGACCTGCAAAACAATTCTGGCGAAGGTGCAACGCCAACCATTGACGTTGACCTCACAGAACTTACGGACATGACAGAAACTGCTGTAGGCGCAGATGAACTGGTCATTCTCGACGGCGGTACTGCACAAAAGCGTAAAGCCATTAGCGAGATACCTCTTAGTATTTTTAACAACGATAGTGGATTTGCGGCAGGTGACATTACAGGTGTTACTGCAGGCACAGGTTTGTCAGGCGGTGGATCATCAGGTGATGTAACACTTGCCCTTGACTTTAGCGAACTAACTGACATGACAGGTGCTGCTTCTGGTACTACAGAGTTTATTCTGCAAGACGGTACAACGGAGTCACGCAAGCCTGCTAGCGAAATTAATTTAAGTATCTTTAATAATAATCTTTCTATAGACGCCGACAGCACGGCGGTATCTAATCTTGAAGTAGACAATTTTAAGTCTGGGGTTTTAGATACAGACATATCATCCGTAGCTGGAACAGACACAACCCTAGCCTCTGCAAAAGCAATTAAGACATATGTTGATGCACAAGTGTCTGGGGCTAGTGATCTAGTTAACGACGGAAGCCCACAACTTGGTGGTGATCTGGATTTAAATAACAACAACATTACAGGCACTGGTGACATTCCTGCCGCTAATCTTACAGGCACATTACCTGCAGTATCAGGCGTAAACCTGACGGCACTGAACGCAACTAATCTTGGGTCAGGAACAGTACCTGACGCTCGTTTTCCAGCAACATTGCCAGCCCTCAACGGTTCTGCCTTAACTAACTTATCTGCCGCTAATCTTACATGTACGCTACCTGCCATTGATGGTTCTAATCTTACTGGTATAACTAGCGGTGTAACTGTTCAAGACGATGGATCAGCATTAAGCACTACTGGAACAACCCTTAACTTTACAGGAGATGGTGTTACCGCAAGTGGTACAGGAGCAACTAAAACAATTAATATTCCCAGCGGCATTTCAGTAGCTGGAACAAATAATACTGCTTTAGGTACTAATGCTTTAGATAATGCGGGTTCTCTCGCGCAGGATAATACTGCAGTTGGTGTTAACGCGTTGCAAAATGTACAGAGCGGCGATGATAACATAGGAATTGGACATGATGCTGGAAAATCTATAAATTCAGGAGGTTTTAACATAGCAATTGGTAATAGTGCATTAGATAATGAAGACACAGGCGCTGGACACACTGCGATTGGTCATTTAGCACTTAGTACTGTAGACAATACTACTAGCAATGTTGCTGTTGGTAATAGTGCTATGAGGGATTCTGAATCTGCCAGTGAGAATGTTGCAGTAGGGGGAAACGCGTTAAGAAGAAATAACTCTGCCTATAATACTGCTATTGGGCATAATGCAATGTATGGCACCAATTCAGGGCCAAACTCCGACATTGCCGATCATACTGGTAATCGTAATGTTGCAGTTGGGTATAACGCAGCTTTCAAACTTACCTCTGGCAATGATAATGTTGCCATTGGGTATAATAGTATGACGGATGTTACTGTTGGTTTTGATAATGTTGCAGTTGGACACGAAGCAGGCCATGCTATAGTTGACGGCCACAGCAATACAGTGGTTGGACACGACGCGCTGAAGACTAATATTAGTGCAGATGATAATACTGCTATAGGTGAGGATGCTCTTAAAGTTCTCACAGGTGGAAATAGTAATACTGCAATTGGCGCACACGCTGGTAGTCTTATTACTTCAGGTGGCAAAAATACACTTATCGGTTCTTACGACGGAAACAGTGGTGGCTTAGACATCCGCACATCCAGCAACAATATTGTGCTGTCGGATGGTGATGGTAACATTCGTCAGTATATCGACAGCGACGGTGGGTTGAGGGTCGGAACTACTACTAACCTTTTTAACACGGCTGCTACTGAACAGGCTTCAATCAAAAACCCCGGAACTGGCAATGCTCTTACTCTGCAATCAACAGACATTACCGGCGGTTTTCCTATTCTTTATTTGTCCAGTACGGATACGGCAACCAACCAGAACGCTGTTACTTTCCAGCGTATTGATGGTGGAGGCAGCACTGTTGGCGTCGGCACAATATCAACTACCGCCTCGTCTACGGCATATAACACCTCTTCCGACCATCGTCTCAAGGAAAACGTAACCGACATGACCGGTGCGATTGCTCGTGTGAAGCAGCTTGCACCGAAGCGGTTTAACTTCATTGTAGACGCCGACACGACCGTAGATGGTTTCCTTGCACATGAGGCACAGACTGTTGTGCCAGAAGCTGTCACCGGTACACACAACGAGGTGGATAATGATGGCAACGCAGTCATGCAGGGCATCGACCAAGCCAAGCTAGTGCCGCTGCTGACCGGCGCACTGCAGGAAGCAATCGCCAAGATCGAAACTCTTGAGACGAAAGTCGCAGCACTAGAAGCTGGTAACTAATGAAGATGTCAATGGAACCCACACTCAAGACACAGATGGAACTAGAGGCGCATGAAAAAGAATGTGCCATCCGGTATGCTAACGTGCAGGAAAAGTTAGAGGCACTTGATAAACGCATGTGGCGATTAGAAGCAATGATTATGGGTAGCACTATTCTTGTAGTAGCAATGGTGGTATCAGTATTTATGGGATTTAGATAATGGCAATGTTCAAAGCATTTAAGCCTAGCGGCATGGAAAAGATAGCACGTGCTATGGGCTATCAGGGTAATATGCAAGGGTTTCAAGATTATCTTGCTCAAGACCCCATGCGTCAACAGCAGATGCAGACGTATCAAAATAAAGCTATGCAGATGGCAAACGGCGGTGCGGTACAAAAACCTAAAATTGGAGATGTAACTACGCAACGTATGTATTCACCTGCTGTGCCGGTGGGTGGTGTAACGCAAGCAGCTTTGACACCAGTAACTCCCCAACAAGAGATACAACCTGTTACTGGACAATTAACAGGTGCTGTAGCAGTACCAACTGCTATGGCTAGTACAACACAAGCTGCGCCTGTAGAAGAGCGGCAGGCAGCGCAAATGCAAGCTGCTACTGTAGCACCTGCCGTAGATGTAGCACTGGCATCTGCACGCGCAGCACAAGTACAGCCTGATGATCCTCGTGCGCAGGTTACTGCCGCACAACAAACTGCTTCTAGTGTAGGCAATGTCACTGCAGCACAAGGAAATGCTGTGCTGATTGACAATCCTGTACAGCGCAATATACAAGACGGTGAACTTATCTCTGGTGCCGCTGCTGATGCACAGACTGCTGCCACCTTTACTGAACAGATACAAGCCGCTGAAGCAACGCCTAGCACACAAGCTACTGTACAAGGTCAGCTTGCACAACTTACTGCTAACTTTGACGCCGCTAATCCACCTGCGTGGGCTGCAGGTGCCATGCGTAATGCAACAGCAAAGATGGCACAGCGCGGTCTTGGCGCAAGCAGCATTGCTGGTCAGGCTATTGTGCAAGCAACCATTGAATCAGCACTACCGATTGCACAGGCAGACGCTTCTACTATAGCACAGTTTGAGGCACAGAACCTGTCTAACCGACAGCAGCGTGCCATGCTTGCTGCACAGCAACGTGCGCAGTTTATTGGTCAAGAGTTCGATCAGGCTTTCCAAGCACGTGTGCAAAACGCTGCGCGTATCTCTGATATTGCCAACATGAACTTTACTGCAGAGCAACAGGTACAGCTTGAGAATAGCCGTATTGCAAATACCATGAACCTAAACAATCTGTCTAACCAACAAGCTATGGTTATGGCAGAAGCTGCAGCACTAGCACAGATGGACAGCAGCAATCTTAATAATCGTCAGCAGGCTGCTGTAAATAACGCGCAGAACTTTCTTCAACGCGACATGGCAAACATGTCTAACGTACAGCAGATGGAACTGTTTAGCGCACAACAACGCACGCAAGCACTGTTCACAGATCAAGCTGCTACCAATGCTGCACGTCAGTTTAATGCAGCAAGCCAGCAACAGACAGATCAATTCTTCTCTAATCTTGCACAACAAGCTACGCAGTTTAACGCCACACAGGCTAACGCACAGGCACAGTTCAATGCAGGACAGGCAAACACTGTCGAAAGATTTAATGCTGAAATGAATAATCAGCGTGACCAGTTTAATGCACAGAACCAACTTGTAATTGCACAGAGTAATGCACAGTGGCGCAGGCAGCTTGCTACTGCTGACACTGCTGCAGTCAACCGTGCAAACGAAATAAATGCAGCGGCTGTTCTTGACATCAGCAAGACTGCATATGATAATCTCTGGCAGTATTATGGTGACACTATGGAGTGGGCATGGAAGTCTGCAGAGAATGAACTTGACCGTATTAGCGCACTTGCCATTGCTGAACTTGATGCAAAGGTACAAAGTGAGGTATCGTCTAAGCAGGCTTCATCGGCTTCTGGTAAAGCTATTGGCAGCCTTATTGGTACGCTTGGCAGTGCATGGATTGGGAGTCTATAATTATGTCTATGTATGGTTCTACACGTGGGTACAATCCCGGCGTCACTATGTATAAAAATATGGATATAGAGAATATGCCAAAGCAGCAAGAGCCACAAAAAACAGGTGGGCTACTGGCGCGTAAGCCTATGGATATGATGAGTAAAAATATGAACTACTCTAATCCTGCTATTCGTGTAGCAAAACAGATGGAAGTAATTCGTAACTTTAGGAACAGGATGAAAAATGGTGATGCTTGAAACAAATGAGCCAATGTTTGATGGCCCTATTCCGGGTGAGTCTCTTACCGCAGAACTAGGCGCACGTCCGTGGCAGTCACCCCCACAATACTCTAACGTAGACGAGGTGTTGGACTATTATTTATCTCGCATGAGCCAAGAAGACTTCATGGTTCAGCTTGTTGATGTATTAGAAATGGGTGTTCCGGTAAGTGCCATTGCTAACAGCATACAACTTTCTGGTGTTATGCAAGGACTGCACACTATTGATAGCGGCATTCTTGTCATGCCTGCACTCATGGAAATGATTATGATGCTGGGCGATGCCGCAGACGTTAAGTATGAAACTGGTCTGGACAATCCTAACAAGGGTGTGACACGTGATACACTGTTGGCTAAAGTGGCTTCGCAGTATAAAAAGAAGCTAGAAGATACAGATATTAAAGAAGCTGTAGAAGAAAAAGATGATGAGCCAGAAGAACAATACTCTTCTGGTCTAATGGCACGGAGAAAATAATGGGATTGTTTAGTGGTGATTTTGGTTCCGGTCTTGTTGAAGGTCTAGCTGAAAGCGTAGATCAGTCCTTAAAAAGCGCAATGGAAAAGCGCGAGAAAGAACTAAGCCGTGCCAGAGAGTTCTGGATGACACGTCAGGCGCAGAAGATGGACTTGGCAGACGATCACGACAAACGTGCAGGTGATGCACTAGACGCATTCATCACTGAATTTAATGGTGATGTAGCCAAGGGACTCGCTGCATACAAACACTTTAAGACAGTGGACGGTGCAGAGGCAGGACTTAAAGAGATTGAAGACAGCCGTGCTGCACTTGGTCAATTTGATGTAAACGATTACTTTAGCTTTGAAGGTATTGATCTTGGTCAGTTTGCTGATCTTAGTAGAGAGGATGCCTTTGCATCTATCCGTGCAGAAGTCAAGCCTCTGGATATCCAGATGCAAGACACTGGCCTGCTCTCCAAGATTGGCTTGGGCGACAGTGATATGGGCGGTAGGGTATCTTCGCAGATCAACGAACTTATTCCTGCACGTACACGTACAGCTATCAAGGGTCTTACCGGTGCAGCGTTTGATCGCTCTGGTACAATCACAAGCATTACTCAGAAACAGGCTATTGAAAGCAACATTCTGCGTGGTGAAGACAGGCT